CCTTATATCTGGAAGGGGAGCATTGGCGTTTCAAATCGGTGGTTCGGTTTGCAAATCCCCTGCCAGGAATTAAATGCGTGGGTCTGCCCTTCGTACTCGCCCGCCTATGTGAACCACGCCATCAACAGCAACCACATGAAAGCGCCAGTCCTCCGAATCCATTTCAACAAACATATTGCCAACGCATTAAAACACGATGGCAAACCGTGGGACACGGTTCCGGATTACCGCAAGGAAATAACCATTGTCCAAGAACCAAGAAAAGCTGCTGCCCAAATTCGCAAGATGATTAAACGGGGAGGGGCGGTGGCCTTTGATTACGAAACAGACCGCATCAAACCAGACAACAAAGAATCCCGCATTGTGTCCGCTAGTGTCTGTTGGAGGGGCAAACATACCATCGCCTTCCCTTGGCATGGGGACGCCGTCACAGCGGTGGGTGAACTGCTGCGTTCCCCACTTCCCAAGATTGGCTGCAACTTGAAATTCGAAGACCGTTGGACACGGCGACACCTCGGCCATCGAGTTCGGAATTGGTACTGGGACACCATGCTCGCAGCCCATGTGATCGACAACCAACCGGGAATCACGAGTATAAAGTTCCAAGCCTTCGCCTTGCTGGGCGCACCAAGTTACGACGGTCACATCAAAAAGTTCTTGCAGGGGATAAGGGGGCAGGAGAGCAACCAGATTGATCTAATCGAAACGAAAGACCTGCTGCTTTACAACGGACTCGATTCCCTGTTGCAGTACAAGGTCGCCATCAAACAAATGGAAATCCTGGAACACCCGCTGCCATGAAACCAACCACCGCTGACGCCTACCGATTGCTTCACGATGGCTGCATTGCGCTGGCCAACGTCGAGGCCAATGGAATGCGGGTTGATGTGGAGTATCTAAACACCACGTCCGAAGAGATAGGCCAGCAGATCGCAGCAGGGGAGGCCGAATTAAGAGGGATGGAGGTCTACCGTGTCTGGCGGCGGGAATACGGCGCCCGGGCAAACCTGGGAAGCCGGGAGCAGCTTGGGAACATCCTATTCAACATCATGGGGCATAAGTGTTCCTCCTTCACAAAGACCGGCAGGCCCAAGACAGACGGTTCCTCGTTTGAAAACATTGATGAGCCGTTTGTTGTCCGCTACTTGGAATTGGAAAAGATAAAGAAGGTTCGGAACACCTTCTTGGCGGGCATTAAACGGGAGGTCTGTGATGGTTACTTGCATCCCGTGTTCAACTTGCACACCGTGCAAACCTACCGCAGCAGTTCGGACAGCCCCAACTTCCAGAACTTCCCTATTCGCGACCCAAGGATGGGCGAGGTGATTCGTCGTTGCTTCATACCACGTGAAGGCCACCACATTGTCGAAATTGATTACAGCGGCATCGAGGTTCGGGTTGCTGCCTGCTACCACAAAGACCCGTCAATGGTTTCCTATATTGAAGACCCTTCCAAGGATATGCATCGGGACATGGCGGCGGAGTGTTACAAGTGCCACCCCACTCAAGTCTCTAAGTGGATGCGGTATTGCGGAAAGAATATGTTCGTCTTCCCACAATTCTATGGCGACTATTACATCAACAACGCCCGGGCGTTGTGGGAGGCCATCGGTAAGATGAACCACCGTATCGAGGACACCCCACTCAAAGACCACCTGCGTGAAAACGGGATCAGTTCCCTGGGCGCCTGCAATCCAAAACAACCCCCTCGTCGTGGGACGTTTGAACACCACATCAAATCCGTGGAGAAGAATTTCTGGGGAGAGCGGTTCCAAGTTTATGATGCATGGAAGAAAAAGTGGTGGGAGAAATACTTGCGACAAGGTGGGTTCACAACCCTGACAGGGTTTCGCATCGATGGCGTTTATGGGCGGAACGACGTTATCAATTATCCGGTTCAAGGGTCAGCGTTTCACTGCCTGCTGTGGTCGCTTATCCGCCTCAACAAATGGCTTGGCAAAAACAGGATGCGTTCTAAAATCGTTGGGCAGATTCACGATAGTATTGTGGGGGATGTCCATGAGGATGAGTTGGGTGCCTACCTCACCACCGCAAAACAAATAATGACGGAAGACTTGCGGGCAGCGTGGCCGTGGATAATCACTCCGCTGGAAGTGGAGGCAGAAGTCACACCCGTGAATGGGACGTGGCATGAGAAAAAGGAAATGGAAATTTAGATGGAACTATACAAGAAACACCGACCCATGACTTTCAAGCGAATTGTGGGCAACACGACAGTGACCGAACAACTGGTATCCATGACTCGCCAATCCCAGTTCCCCCATGCCAGTCTGTTCAGCGGCCCAAGTGGATGCGGCAAGACCACCCTCGCACGCATCATGCGAAACAAGTTGGATTGCGGCGACCCGGATTTCGCAGAAGTGAACTGCGCGGACTTTCGTGGGATCGATATGGTGAGGGACATCCGTTCCCGAATGAACCTGGCGCCCATGAGCGGGGAGTGTCGTGTCTGGTTGATTGACGAGGCGCACCAACTCTCCACCCAAGCACAGAACGCCTTCCTGAAAATCCTGGAGGACACGCCTCGGCATGTTTACTTCATGCTGGCAACCACCGACCCGCAGAAACTGTTGCCCACCATCCGGACGCGATGCACCGAGTTCAAGGTGAGGCCGCTGGGTGTTTTAGAGGCCACGGATTTGCTGCGATTAATTTGTGAGAGGGAAGAAATAAACATCACCGACGACGTGATGGATTGCTTAATGAAACACGGGGAAGGTTCCCCGCGCCGGCTGCTGGTTTTACTGGATGGAGTTCGTCACCTGGGCAACGAGGAAGACCAACTCCAATCCATCGCAAATAGCGATGCCAAGCGGGAGGCCATTGAATTAGCGAGGTTGCTCATTCGGCCGAACACCGTTTGGAAGGAGGTGGCGGCTATCCTGGGCAAGGTAACAGAAGACCCCGAGTCCTTGCGCTGGATGGTTCTTGGTTACGCGAATTCTGTTTTGTTGAAAGGGGGGCAACAGGCTGGCCGTGCCTATCTAATCATTGAGGCATTTCGGGAGAATTTCTACGACACGAAAAAGACAGGACTGACCGCCGCGTGCTGGGAAGTTATTAACACCTAACAAGGAGACACAAATGGACGACGACTTGTTGAACATGGACGAACATAACTTGGATGAAATGTGGTTGAACCAACCACGCCTCTATCACAAGTATGCGAAGAAGCTGGCGAACGCCAAGCAACACCTCGAGGAGGAAAAAGCAGAGTTGGAACTGTGCAAGGCAGAATTGGACAGAGATATTCGTAGCGAACCTGGGCAATTTAATTTAGAGAAAATCACCGAAAACGTGGTTTCGTCTACGATTATAATTCAGGACAAATACCAGCAGCGCCAAGCGGAGGTGATCGACCTGAAACATCAAGTCGATATCCTGCAAGCTGCCGTCACAACATTGGATCACAGGAAACGCGCCTTGGAAAATCTTGTTAGCTTGCATGGGCAGGATTACTTCTCCTCCCCGCGGGCCAAAGACCCAACCTCCAAGGAAGCAATAACTGAACTCGAGAAGCAGTCTGTACGTCGGAAACGGTCTTAACACTAGGAGAGTCAAAATGGCAAAGACAAAGAAGAAAAAGAAACGAAAGTTGGCGTCGGCCAAACGACGGGCTGAGGCCCACTCGCAAGGGTACGAACGAACGACAACAACAACGCCCGAAGGGATGGGATACTTTGCCCTCAAAGCATCTGGCATCAAGAGGATTGATATCCTGCCCTATACGGTGAAGGTGTCCAGTCGTTTTGCGGACGCTGGTGAGTTGCACTATGAAAGGACATTCTGGGTTCACCGGATTGGGCCGAATGGGGACGCCTATGTTTGCAGGGAAAAGACAACGAACGAAAAGTGTCCCATCTGCGAACACCTGGCCAAGCTGCGACGCGACCCGGAGGCAGACGAGGAACTTATCAAAAGCCTCCGACCGAAGGAACGACAACTGTTTTACGTGATAGACCACGACGAACCCGAGAAGGGTGTTCAGCTGTGGGATATTAGTTGGTATCTATTCGGCAAACAACTGGACGCAAGAATTAAGAACTCAGATGAGGATGATGGGTTTGAAATGTTCTTTGATCCAGATGAGGGTTTGACTTTGAGATTGGGAATCGCAGAACGGTCGTTTGGCGGGAGGGCGTTTTATGAAGTTGAAACGGTTGACTTCAAACCACGCAAGAACCCGATCGACCCCGAGTTGTTTGAAGACCTCCCCTCACTGGACGACTTGATCAAGGTCGAGGCGTACAGCAAGCTGAAGGCCATTTTCCTTCAAACCAACGACGACGAGGACGAGGACGAAGAGGTGTTGGAGGAAGAAGCCGAGGAGGAGGTGGCTGATGAACCAGCCAACGACAAACCGGCGAAGGCGAAGGCTGGCAAAGCCGTGGACGAGGACGTGGACGACGACGAGGACGAGGACGAAGATTGGGACGATGAAGAATGGGACGACTGAGCTAAACAGTCCACCATTTTGAGTCCCACCCACCTCGGCCGTTGTTCAATCCCAGCGGTCGAGGTGGGTTTTCGATTATGCCATGAATGAAACAGAAGACATCAAAAAGGCATTGCGAATGAAATCAGAAAACGATCCGCCTGTCTTGCCAACCGACCTGCTGTCCACGGGCTCCACCTTGTTGAACCTAGCGTGCAGCGGTGACTACCGTGGTGGATTTGCCAAGGGCAAATATCACTTCCTCGTGGGGGACAGCGCCTCGGGCAAAACCTGGCTATCTCTTACTTGCCTTGCCGAGGCAAGTATCAATCCCGAATTCAAGGACTACCGTTTCATCTACGACAACGCCGAGGACGGTGCGCTGATGGACATCCAACGGTTCTTCGGCAAGGGGGTGGCGGAACGCATGGAACCACCCGACTCAATGGACATTGGCGCCAAGGGTTCTGGGGCAGGGATAGTTCCCATCCACAGCGAAACGATTGAGGATTTCTATTACCACTTGGACGATGCGGTGGGGCGGGACGAACCGTTTATCTATATCCTGGATTCAATGGATTCGCTAAGTAGCGCCTCCGAACAAGACAAATTCAAGGAAGAGAAAACCGCCTCCCGGGCAGGCAAGGTAACGACCGGCAGTTATGGGGATGGCAAGGCAAAGAAAAACTCCTCCAACCTCCGCAAACTCATGCCGGCCCTTCGTAAGTCGAAGTCCATCCTGATCATCATAAACCAGACACGGGACAACCTGGGATTCGGTTTTGAAAAGAAAAGCAGAAGCGGCGGACACGCCCTTCGGTTTTACGCAACCTTGGAAATCTGGTCGTCCATCAAAAGCAAAATGAAGCGGACGGTGCGTGGCAAGGAACGGGAGATTGGGATTGTCTGTAAAGTCCAAGTGAAAAAGAACCGCTTCACTGGGCGCCTCCGAACGGTCGAGCTGCCGCTTTACCATTCATTCGGAATCGACGAGGTGGGCAGTTGCATTGATTACCTGGTTGCGGAAAAACATTGGCCCAAAAAGAAAAACATAATTGAAGCCCATGACTTTGACGAGGAACTGGGACGCGAGAAACTGATTCAGTTCATCCAAGATAACCACCTGGGCGGGGACTTGGCGGAGGTGGTGGCCGAGGTCTGGGACAGCATCGAAAAAGAGTGTTCGGTGGAACGGGTTTCGCCATACCATCAAAACCCATAATTCGCGATCTGGGGGGTTTTCCCAGTTTCCCGCATGACCAAGGGTTTAAGGGTCGAAAGTGCCTTAGACGGGCAACTAGGGGGCTTGTCGAACATTGTGGAAACACGTTTATCTCCCGAGTATAAGGTGATATCTTGCATGAGTCAGTCATGACAGATGTCATGACAGATGTCATGAGTTTAGTCATGACAAACAACCTGAGACCCGCATGCCAGATGTCATGACATTTTGCATGCCAGATGTCATGACATTTTGCATGAGTTCAGTCATGACATCTGGCATGCAAAACAACCACAAGGAGGTGGAAAATGACTTACGAACAACACGAAAAGGAACGGCAGGGGGCGTTGAGGTGGTGGGGAATGTTGATTACTCTGACCGCTGGTTGTGGGGCGCTGGCTTGGGTGGTTGCCGAACTTAGCAAGTAGGAAGGGGCAAGGCATGGCGAAGGGTTCTTCATTTGAACGGGAGTTCTGTAAAGACCTGTCACGGTGGTGGGACTGTGATCGGGATGGCCGTGACGATATCTTCTGGCGTTCCAGTAACTCTGGAGGCAGGGCAACCGTTCGAGCTGCCCTGGGCAAAACCACGGCCGGTCAGTATGGTGACGTGGCAGCCACTTGCCCAAGTGGTGTCCCCCTGATGGACTTTGTCACCATCGAACTGAAACGTGGTTACAGCAAATTCACCATCCAAGACCCCTTCGATGTGAAGACAGCCGGAGCACAACAGCAATGGACAAAGTGGTACGAACAAGCAGTGCGCAGTCACTTAGACGCTGGGTCGTGTGGCTGGTTGTTGGTTCACCAACGAGACCGGCGTGACCCCTTGGTCTACATGCCAGAACTGCTCTATGCCAAGATGGTGAAGTCCCTCAGTTTCCAAACCGAACCCGCCCCCATTATGCGGTTCACCTTCTGCGACCGTTACTTCCTCGGGCAAGAACCGTGCTGCGTGATGATGCGGTGGGAGGATTGGAAAACAGGAACATCACAATTGAAAATCCGAAGCACCTTAACAGATTGGGAAGGACGATGAAGGAACCAACCAAACCGAAAACCCGGCTGCTGGACGCAATAATCATCACCACGGTTTCCTCCATCATTGCGACGGTGGTTGCCGGTCTTGCCCTGTTGCTATTCCAGCAGGTTAATCACGCCCAAACTTCTATCAGTATCCACTCGCTGGAAATTCGAAACCTCCGCAAGGATTTAACCAAGACACAGCAACTCCTGGCGGAGGAACTAGCGCCCATCAAAGCCCACCTCCACCAACTAGATTCAGACCCCTTATTGCTAGAAGAAATTCTGAGGTTAAGAGAAGAGATTGAAAGCAAATTTGAAAAAGACGCGCACCATCAAATTCAACAACGCCCTTTGGAGTAACGCATGCTGACTCGCTTACGAATTAAGAATTTCCAAAACCACAAAAAGATAGACATCGAATTTGATAAGGGCGTGACCACCATCATCGGCCCCAGCGATGCCGGCAAGTCCGCCCTCCTTCGGGCGTTGTCTTGGGTGGTGTTCAACCGACCAGTCGGCACCGAGTTTATCCGCGAGGGTCAAAAAGGTTGCACCGTTCGTATTGAAACCAGCAGCCACAAAATCACTCGCACACGAGGCAAGGAAAACACCTATCACCTAGACGGGAAAGAATACCGCGCATTCGGAAACGACGTTCCTGAATCAATTCAAAACGTGTTGCAGTTGGGGGAAATCAATTTCCAGTCCCAACACGACGCCCCCTTCTGGTTAAGCGAATCCGCTGCCCAAGTTTCACGCAACTTAAATCAAATCGTTGACCTGGGAATTATCGATGCTGCCCTGGCACAAACTTCCAAAACGATGCGCAAGGCAAAATGGGAAGCTGAGTCGACCAAGGAACGGTTCCTTCATTACCGGAAACAGAAAGAGGACTTGGCGTGGGTGGTCGAAGCGAACGGCGAGTTGGTAGACCTAGAGGCAGGCGCAGCTGCGTTAGAGGCCAGCACAGAGAGCCAGATTCGCTTGGAAGCCTTGACTCATGACGCGAGCCGTTACTCCAAGGAGGTTGAACAAGACCGGAAGTTGGTTGCCGATATTACGGCCCTTCAGAAATCCGTCGAAACAATAATTGATCACGATTATTATGTGAGGCGGTTACGGTCTTATACCGATGACCTAATAAGCGAAACCGAAGTCCTGGCGAAACGAAAAGAAAGAGCAAACGAAATTCAACAAGAACTTGAAACCTACGAGGTCTGCCCAACATGCCAGCGTCCGATGTGAGATTAATCCTGTGCAGCGATATCCACTTGAGTGACCATGCGCCTATCTTCCGCAGTACCGAACCGGATTGGTTCGAGGCGATGGCCCGCCCACTTCGCGAACTGGGCGACGCTGCTGATCATTATGGTGTCCCGATTGTTATTGCCGGCGACGTGTTTCACAAATGGAACAGCTCGCCGGCCCTCATTAACTTTGCGCTGGATGAACTGCCGAACGCCTATGCCATCCCTGGGCAACACGACTTGCCGCACCACCGCTACGAGGACATTGAGCAGTCCGCATATTGGACACTCGTGAAGGCAGGGAAACTCATTAACTTGGAACCCGACAAGCCCATTGAAGTGAACGGGATTGTCCTCCACGGGTTCCCTTGGAATGCCCAACTGAAACCATGTGAGGAAGGCGACCTCTGCCTCCACCTGGCAGTGGTTCACAAGTACATCTGGAGCGACCCCTCGGACAGTTATCCTGGAGCAAATTCTGCCGACCACATCGCTGGATGGATTATCCGTCAGCTGACCGGATTCGATGCAATGGTGTTCGGGGATAACCACAAGGGGTTCCTCATCAATAAAACAGAGGCGCAACCACCCATCTTAAACAGTGGCGGGTTCATGAAAAGAAGTAAAGACGACGCCGACCGTGTCCCGTCGTTTGGGCTGCTGCATGGGGATGGCACCATTGAACGGTGGGCAGTGAACTGCAAGCAAGACAAGTGCTTGGAACAGGAGGAGCACGGCCTGACGGCCGAACCCGTGGACGCGGATTTGCTTGAGTTCATTTCCCAGTTGCAACAACTGGGCGACGACTCGCTTGATTTCGAAGCTGCCGTCCGACGGTACTGCCGCGACAACGATGTAGACGAAGAAACCACCGCCATCGTCATGGAGATATTTCCACAATGACCAACGCCACAGAATACGAACGCCTCAAAAAGAAACTGGAAAACCTCACCAGCGAAATTGACCAACGGGAGGGCGCCTTACAACACGTCCGTGCTGAACTCGAAAAAGAGTTCGGGGCAAAGTCGTTGAAGTCCGGCCTGGCCCTACTCAAACGGATGGAAACCAAACACGCGAAACAGCAAGACAAGCACGATCAGCTTGTTACAACATTCAACGAGAGGTGGGCAGATGTTATCAGTGAACCGGATACAGATGAATGAGTTGCTGGTTGCCCAGCGGGCAGCGAAGGGGTCACTCGATTCTGCTAGGCAAGAAATGATTGCCGCAGAAGAATTTGAGTTTCGAGCCGGCGAGGCACAAACCATTGTCCAAACCATTGCCGCCGAGGTTCAGGAACAGGCCCACTCCAAGATCGCGGCGGTGGTTTCCAAGTGTCTCGAATCCATTTTCGAGCAGCCGTATGAGTTCCGAATTACATTCGAACGCAAGCGGGGAAAAACAGACGCCCGCCTGTCTTTCGTTAGAAACAACCTGGAGGTCGACCCCCTTAGCGCCTCGGGTGGTGGTGTTGTGGATGTTGCCGCCTTCGCCCTTCGGCTGGCCTGCCTAGTGTTGTCCCTTCCAAAGAAACGGCGGACACTTATCTTGGATGAACCGTTCAAATTCTTGTCCAAGAATTATAGAAACAACACAAAGAGAATGCTGAAAACCCTGTCCGAGGAAATGGGCGTTCAGTTTATTATGGTGACGCACATCCCAGAACTGGAATGTGGCAAGTTGGTGGAAATTAACTAGGAGAACGAAATGGGAATGCATGGGCCAGAATTCTTTGAAACCGGCAGGGGGCGCACCTTCCTTGATGGAACCATGCCCAAGCTCATCCGGGTGCTTGAACGTATTGCCGATCACTTGGACTTGCACCAAGCCGAAATTGACCAACGGGAGGAAGCGATCGAGGCAGGCGCGGCAGCGATCGAGGCAGCGGAATTGGCAGCGGCAAACAGGCAGGCATGGACAAATAAAAAGGAGCAATCATGAAAGATTGGGGAGATGGGAGTTCACCAATTCGTCCGCATAATCCTGTCACGGCGCCTAAGCATTACACGTCAGGCCGCATTGAGTTTACGGATGCGGTGGAACGTCTTGGCTTGGGGTTTGCGCAGGGCAACGTGGTGAAGTATGTTGTTCGCTTTCCCCAGAAGGGCGGCATCGAAGACCTGAAGAAAGCGCAACACTATTTGCAAATGATGATCGACAATTATGCTGCTTGGTATGGTGACAGTAAAACAGGCGGGCCGCAAACCGAAGGCGACCAGTTGGAGACCAAGCCCTGATCACCTCGGCTGCGGCCCGCCCTTCATGACGCTACCTGACCGTCAGTTTCCATGCGGTGACGTATCAGACCCTCTCGCCCTCTGCCAATATAATCCTGCTGCCAGTGAGGGTCGAGGTTGAATAAATCCTTATCAATTTCCTGGATGCCGATATGATCATAATGCCGTTGCATCCCCTCCGGTGTCCCACCGCCCTTCCCCGATAGGTGTCGGTCACTCACACCCCAGCGGTACAGATAGAAAATGTCTTCTGCCGGAATTATCTCGCCCAGCCATTCGGAAACACCTGCTCGGTGAAGGGCTTTATTGAATGCCTGGTCTTCCCAGCCGCTGGCCTTCGGTGGGTAGCCACCAATCTCATTCAAAACCTCCCGCCGCCAGACAGCCATGCAGTGCGTATTCCCTGGATGTTCAACGTAGATGGTTTCCGCGAATGGGCAATAATAGTAATTCCCTGGGCGCCATTCCAAATCGTCGCCAAGCTTATCCATGGAATATGATAGGCGGTGGGGCAGGCAGATATCGTCGTCGTCCCATCGACACAAAACCTCGCCCCTTGCCCGTTCAATCATCCACATCAACTTGTCCGACAAAGTGGGGAACCGTGTTTCCAAATTGAACACCCGAACCCCCTGCTGCAAGAACTCGATTCCCTTCTCCACCTCAGCGAAATTTAACTGCTGCCCGGGAGTGTCATTACAAATGATCAACTCCTTGTCCGGGTAGTCTTGGAGGAGAAAAGAATGCAGCGCCTCGTCCACCAGATGCTGCCGGTCTGGGCAGCGGTTGTAGGTTGGCATCAAGCAGGATACTTTCATTGAACCATCTCCCCGAACGAATCGATTCGCAGAGGTTTCGTTGAGAAGGTAATCAAGGAACCGACCAGCTTCGCGAGGCGCTTGCTCTTCGTATGCCAGCCATCCATGACATCACATCCATCCTGCCATTGCTCACCTTGCCCTGGTTTGTAATCGTGCAAGACAATGACCGTGTCGTCCGGCAGGGTGTGCGAGTCCAACCAAGCAAAGAAGAACCCAACCGCCTCCGCCGTGTGATCAGCGTCGTAGAAAATCAATTGGAAGTCCAGCGGTTTCAGAAGGGGGAGGATGTTGTACATGTCCCCCATCAACAGAGAGCATTTCTTTTCAAATGGCTCTGTATTTTCAACCCATGCCTGCATGACCTTCTTCCGGACTTCAGGTGAATCAATATGCCCAACCGAGGCGGTATAATCGTCCCCGTGAAAATAGTCCACGGACGTGACGTGCCTCGCTGTCTGTGCAAGGGCCACCGTGGAGCGGCCTTGGAAACACCCAACCTCCAAAACATCTTTCCCCTTCGCGAGTTCGCTCAACATGAGAAACTCATTATCAAATAACCAGCCGGCAACGTGAGGGTATAGTTCAGTCATCATTGGTCTCCTTTTCTTCATCGGTCTCCGGTTCCCACAATCCAATCGGGCAACCTTGCTCCTTCCAAGATGCTTTCTTGGAAATAAAACATCCACAAACTGTGCAACGGGTGTCGACCCGTTGTGGGCATGTTGAACAAACCAACAGCCGTTTCTCGAAAGTTTCGTCCGACACTTTGCGACCACCGTCCGCAACATGGTCGGCCACCGCCTTCACTAGGTTCTTCGCCATCTCAATCGTGGTGGGGAGTTTGGGCTTGTCCGCCTTCTGGCACCCCATCACGGTCAACCCGTATTGATCCGCAGTGTGATGTACCACCGACCATTCGGGGTTCTCTTTCATGAACTCACGCATGGCGGGCAGCTTCCCTGGCCCCGCGTCTTCCCCGCGTTCCCCATAGAGCAGCGTATCGTGAATCACAATGTACCGCTTCACCTGTTTGGCGAACTTCTCAAACTCGGTTTTCAGATAGGCGTAGGTGTGCGTCGAGTCGATGAACAGCATGTCCGTCTCTTCTATTTCATCAACAAAGTGCGAACGGAAAACGGTGTGAATGTATTCCGTTTCGCCCACGCACAACCTCGCCGCATGTTCCTGAACGTGATCCCATTCAGTATTGTAGGACACCAACTTCGTCGGCCTGGCGGCAAGGAAGGCAATCGTCGATTCCCGCCGCTGGGAGAACTCTGTGACGTGGTCGCATTGTTCCGCAAGTTCCTTTAGTTTCGGGAGGTGTTGATCCAAATCCCTGGGAATACTTTTCAGTGCGTCATATATTTCGTCCACGTTCCTGAAGTTCTTCAGGTTCTTCAAATCAATCCCGCCAACCTTCTTGCCGCAACCATCGCAGCCCTCATCCTTCACAGGGTCTTTCCTAGTGTTCACAGGGTCTGCCACCAACTCATCCCAACCATCTTGCGTCATCAAACCAGACTTCACGAAGTGCTCGTGGATGGGGTCGAGGTCGCGGCCCAACTCGTTGAACTCCAGAATATAGTTGCGCACCTTGTTGAAGCGGGTCAGCGGGAACTTGACCCCACCTGGGCGGGCGAACCTGTGCATCCAACGCATGAAAGGAAGGCAGATAGACTTGGCGCCTTCCTGCCGAAACTTTTCATGGATATAAAGTTCCTCGCCACCGAAACCGATTGCATCCTTGTTGAACCCCAACCACGCATCCCGCCGGCAGGAAAACAACCCCAACCCGTGGCCTGGTGTTTCCCAAGGTTCCTCATCATCACTTTCCCCAGCGTACTCATATCCCAACTTGAACAACTCCAAAGCATGACCAGCGAATAGCATGTCTGGGAAAGGTTCGCACTGACCGCACTGGCTGATTTCAATCGGCCCCATGTCCATTGAAACAAACTTCGCTCGGGAAGGATTTTCCGGGGATGGGATACCCTCCTCGATAACAGAAAAGAGACACTCCTGCCCCTTGCAGTTCCCTCTGAAAGTGGAACCCCACGTCCCCCACATCTCGCCCCGCCACTGATCATTGAAGTGGGTGGTATAAGATTGGAAGTTATCATAACACAGCGGGCCGGAATAGATGTCCCGAGTGTCCGGGTGGTCGTCGTACCACTTCACCAGTCTTGCGATAGACCCAACGGGCAACAGAACATGGCAATCAACAACAAGAACAGCGTCACCAGTTGCCACGGAGAAAATTGCGTCACGAGCAACTGAAGTCCCATAGACATCGGGCAGCGGGTGATAGATGGCCCCTGCCGTTCCGACTTTAACGAACCCCTCAAACATGTGCTTGATCTGCTGACCCGCCCTGGTGTTGGGCGAGTTGTCCACAACGACAAACTCCACATCCTGCATCACTTCAGGGTGATACATTCGCATCGCTTGAATCGTAAAGTAGACCCCATCGTAATCATCAAAATGGGCCATTCCAATCGTAAGTTTCGGCATCGCTTGGTCTCCTTTGTTTCCTTGTTAAGGACTGATGTTTATACAAGTTCCGCTTCCCTGCTCCATGGGTGAACTTCCGGGTGAGGACGGCGGAGTACATTCGCAAGTCTCATTGCATCCTGGCGGGTCGGTGCAACTGTTGTCGCCGGGGGCGTATATTGACCAGCTCCCAGTCCCCGCGCAATCAAACGGGTCGCATGTCCAAATATAAGTGCAGGCCTCTTCGGAGCAATCACAAGGCGGGCAAGTCACCGCTGCACAACCGACGCCATCGTGCCATTCATCGAAGCCCGGACGTGTTTGGCAGTTTACTTGTGTCTCGACGTTACAAGAACCGTTGTCGTAACAACAGGCACCATCCCCGGGCGCGATGGTTGTTGGGCAATCCACCTGGTCGCATCGCTTGTCCTCATACCATAATTCACCTGCCCCTTGGCAATTCACTTGTTCGCGTGGAGTGCAACTCCCGTAATTGTAACAGCAAGCACCCTCGTCTGGTTGCAGGGTGGTCGGACAAGTAAACGAGGCGCAGAAGGTGTCCTGCCGCCATTCAATGGAATCGTCCTTGATCGAACAGGCACCATAAGTCAAACCATCTGTACATTCCTCACCATGATCCCAACAGCACGCGCCCGTCTCGGGGGATGGAGTGGTGGTGGTGGACGTAATCCCTGTCCAACCCTCTGGGCAATCTTCGCAAGTGTAACCCTCCCCCAAGAAATAGACATCACATTCCTCCGCCCCATCCGGGTCACAACACGCTCCGCCTTCCGCATTACAATGCCAGACGGTGGAGTTGTTGGTGCAATTCATGAACGCGCCTTCGCCAACGAAGCAGACCGGATCAGGGTTCTTCGCATAGACGCAGCATGGCCCGTGGCAGCAACAGGTGCTCCAAAACGCGGGATCGAAGGGCGGGTTCCCGCATGGGTAATTTGGATCAACTGGTTCCGAACAACCGGGAGCAGGATTGCAAGAAGTTGAAGTTGTGGATGTGGCCGTGGTGGTGGTGGATGTGGGGCATTCAGTGGTGGTGGGGGCTGGCGTTACCGGAGGTGCAGTGGTGGTTGGGTCGCAAGTTGTGATCGTGGTGTCCGTGGTGGTTGGTTCTGCGGTGGTGGTGGTGGTTGGCGCGAGGGTGGTGGACGTATTCTGCGAGAGGCAGAAATTGGAATACACCTGGTTGCATACTGGTGCCTCTGTTGTTTCGATTGTCATCGACGGGTCACTTCCGCACCGCTCCCATTCTGTATAGGAACGATTGCATTCATAATCCGGATAAGAGCATGGGCAATTCCCTTCACAAGGCATTTGAATTTCCACCCACGCCGGCGGGTCACAATCGCAACTCCATTTCCACTTGCATCTTGCGCAATCAGTTCCCGTGTCACACTTGGCGCCTTCCTCCTCACATGGGTCTGGAGGTGGCTCGGGGGCCACGCCGCTACATGGGATGCATTTCGTAAATCCTGATCCACTGGTAAAGGGTGGGGCGTCGTCGAGGGAGGTCTTGCAATCAACACAGCCTTCAGGTTCGCACAGGTCAAGTACCAAAACCCACTGCTCACATTCCGTGGAATAGTTGTAGCAGCATTTCTCATCTGGATAAGTACAAGCAGAACAAGGGTTGCAGGATGTGGTTGTCGATGAAGTGGTTGGGCCTGGTGTGGTGGTACTTGAATAGCATGGGGCGCATGGGTCTTGCGTTGTTGAGTTTGCCGGCGGCATTACGCAGCCAGTGCTGGCCTGCTCGCAATCCTGGCCGGTGTAAGAAGGATACACGCAGGTGCAGCAGTCACCTTGATTCGACGCCCATACCCCGTGACACCAAGCCAACT